ATACATTTCTTTATTTCTTCATCATTGGTTGAGCCAGTAAAATCTTTGATAAATGTCACTAGATCATTGGCTGTGGGTATTGTAAACATTATATGTTTCCTTTAAATTATTTTAACCTGTTCTCTGCGGATAACTTACCGCAACTGGGATTGGTAATTTCCCACCAGGATAGCACACATACTGTGGATATTCCGTTTCAACTACACGATAAAACTGTGCCTTCATAGTTCTATCATTTTTTAGTGCTGTCCAAGGGATGCCACCAAAGTATTGATCACTGATGCGAATGCTGATAACTGTGGGCAGTTCCATCCATTTGTATGTTAAATTGCCATCATCTCCAATGGGTGCCATGGGATCAGGAATGCCCAATTCAGCGGCGTGTCTATAGTTTCTTACACGTTCTTTGACTTCTTCAATGTTTTGTTGTTCGCGTGTGATAAAGAATTTACCATCTTGTCGTCCAGTGGTAACTTTGATGTTATTACCTTTGTTCCAACTTGTTCTACTCCAATCACCTTTCATACTGCGATACAAATCATCATTTTGTAGCAACTTGTCTGCCATGCCATTGTGATTAGTGATCATGCCACCATGATCTTGTCGGTAATAATTATAGTTCTTTTCTGGATCTGTGTCATCCAAATATTCTGGTGTATTAATATCATTCATAGTATTATTTAGCGTTTTTATATTCAATAAAAAAGGACCCGAAGGTCCTTTTTAATTACTTTAATTCCTTTAAGAATTAAGGAGTAACGTCGCCTGCACCTAAGTTTACACGACTTACCAATGCCGCTGGGCGAGCACCTGGTAAACTTGCTTGTGCTGTAGTTCCTGCTGTGATGTTGTTTAGAACACCAACACCTGCTGGGTTACGAACGATTAACGTTCCTTCCATGATGAACTGATCCAATGACGCATCAGCGTTACTGAATACTTCATTGTTAGGACCTAAGTCACGTAGTGAACCCCACTGGATAACGTCTTCGTTTAAGAAGAAGATTGCGTTAGCGTTTACACTGTCCATGATCCAAGAATCAAAGATTTCGTATGTGTAGTTGAAGTCACCTTCATAAGTCTGGATTGTATCACCACGTGCTGAATCAACACGGTTAATACCTCTGCTTTGAGCGATGTTATCGCTGATTGAAGTGCGTAGACTTGTTGGAGCAACTACTGTGCGGATCTTAGCGTTGTAGCGTTGTTCAGCAACTGTTACCAATTGCTTGTATAATGCTGGGCTGAAGAACTGGTTAGTAAATGTTCCAGAGTAGAACTGAGCACCGTTAGCATAAATCTGCAATGCATTACTTGCTTGAACAGCAACGTCAGTAGATTCATTGTTGTAGAAAGAATCTAAACCAGATGTTGTGCCGCTAGTTGTATTGAAACTTTGTGTGCCAGCGAATGAAGTCAATGAACCCATACGACGACCAGTTTGGCCTGCTGGCAAGCCAGTGGCTGTTCCAGTTTGACCAGCATACTTTGTTCCAATTTGGTCATTACGAACCAATTGTAGTTCTACGTCAAACATTAATTCAATCAATTGCTTGACTTCTTGATAGGCCTGTGGATCACCACCAGACTGCATAACAGCGCGAGCAGTGCCTGAAGCGGCAATAACTGTGCTGAAAATCTGTGTGTAGTTACCTAAGTTGTAACGCTGATTGCTCTGCGCTTGACTTGTGTTAACTGCGGCACCTTCAACCTGTGCTTGAACACCAGGTGTGCGATAAATGTCATCTGTCCATAAAGGTAGTGTTGAGTTAACTTTACGCTTTTTGCTCATACACATGTTTAGAACAGGAGTATCATCTTTAACGCGGTTGGACACATCTAGGTCCAAATCTTTGACAACGATGTCAGCGCCATACGCTGTTGTGCCGTTACCAATTTGACTTGTTGTAATTTCTGCCATTTTAGGCTCCTTTAAAATTATCGTCTGCCGCTACGAATACTCTGTAATCGTTGCATTAGCAGATTGTCTCCGGCTTTTTTATCACCGGACTTGGCTTGTTCACGAAGTTTTTCAAGGTTATCATTATTACTCTTACCTGTGCTACTACTACCTTTTCTGTTGGTTAATGCAGCCATGCTGCTGCCAGCACTTTTGGTAGTGGGTTTATCTCTATATCTTAGACCATCACGAACTAGACTTAACAATGCTTCATCACTGCTGATTAAATCAATGTTAGCAACTCCAGGTATTATTTCCTGTTTAGCGTGTGGCCAAATCTTTGCTACCTTGTCACGAAGTTCATTATAAACATATTCATTTTTCAATTCTTTGTCTGTAAATCCTTTGCGTGAACTATCTAACCTTTGGCTGACCTGCTCTGCACGAACCTGTCTAAACTGATCCACTGCTGGCTGAATTTGATTAATCAAACCCTGCTGTTGGCGAATGTATTGTTCATTTTGATTCATACTTGCTTGGATACGGGCACGTTGACCTGGATCCTGTGTTCTAGCCAATTGTTGCTGAAACGTAGTTTGATAACTCTGTGTTTTTAGAATTTCATCATAGGCTTGTTGCAACTTTGGTTGGATGGTAAACTCCATTGCTAGAGTTAAACCTTCTTGTCGGGCACGAGTTTCTTTTAGATACTCATCAAATTCAGCCTTTTGAACTTTTAGTTCTCGGGCTTCTTCGTGTATTGCTGATCCTTGACCTAGAATTGCTGCGGCTTTCTTAGCATCAATAACAACTTCTTTGCCATTCTTCATAAATTTGAATTTGGCGTTTGGGTTCGTTTCTGCGAACTCAACAAAGTCAATTAATTCGTTTGCTTGAGAATCATTACTATCGGCGCTTACAGTTTCCTGGGCATCCGGTTCTTGATTGTCGCTGGCATATTCTTCATCGTTGGAATCACCAACTTCGGCGTCAGCGTTACCGCTGGGTGCCACAGGGTTGGATGTTTCTTCTGCCACATCATCTACTCCTGTTGCAGTTTGTTCAGTAGCACCAATTTGATTACGCAATGTCTGTTCTTTCATTGCGGTCATTTTAGCGGCTATTGAGTCTAAACTTGGGACTGCGCTTTGACTAGCGGCCGCACTGGTTTCAGTGTTAGGACTTGTCGTTGTTTCCATTTATTTTCCTTAATTAATATCGGGCACTTCGTTAGTGCTTACGATACGGTTCTTTAAATAAACAGCCCTTTTGAGACTGCTTACAAAATTGTCAATGCCTGCAAGTTCATTGCTTAAAGCAATTCTTTTAGCATTGTCATCTGGTTGATGACTGCGGATACTTGCTAGTTCATCAGCCAAACTAAATTTAAAATGATGAACAAACATGGCTAAATCTTTGTTCTTCATTAATGCTTCAGCAAGACTACCATAATGTTTAACTCGGTCTTTTTGACTTGTAGTTAATTTACTGGGTTGACTTAGATCAACCGTTAGTCTGCTGTTATAAAATTCCACTGTGTCTTCATTAATCATTGCAAATCCATTCTATACTGTTATTTAGTATTTAACTATATACTTTTGGATCACCTGCTGCCATTGACATAAAGTCTAATTGACTTTCAGCATCAGTGCCAGCAACTTCCATTTCTATCTGCTTGGCTTTAATATCATTTAAATTAGCAACACTTAGTTTCTGCTTGTCATCTGGACTGGGTTCTCTTGATTCAGCGGCTTGTTTGCCTGCATCAATCATTGCCATTACTTCTTCATCATTTGGCAGATAAGTATCACAGTCTTTGACACCAAGAACATATAATGTATCAGCAAATGGCTTTTTAATCTTTTTATAAATTTCAGGAGTCAATGTGCCACTTCCAGCCATGGCCTGTGTGGCTGAATATAAATCAGTTTGGCATTTTTGAATAATCTGTAAACGTCCCAATGCGTTTTCTTCGCTTTGCATACCCAATGCCAATTCCAAGTGCAGTTGTTTGCGTTCGCAGAAATTCATGTCATCCCAAGAAAGATAGTCTAAGAACACTGGCTGTTTGTCTGGGTGACTGGCAGCAGCCAATTTCTTAACACCATAGTCATCACCATACTGTATCAATGTTCTCCATATCAAATACAATGCTTCTTTTAGTCCTTCTGCACTATTACGCACAGTGTTGTCTTGTATGATTTGATTTGGACTTAGTGCCATTTGCAATTTGATGCCCGAGTTACCTGGAGCCATTACTTCTGGATTGAACACATCCTGTGGTGTAGTCATACCAACCATGGCCATGGTGTCTTGTTGTATGCGATTCATAGCAACTTCTAAGAACTGTAGATTACCACTGGGAGGAGGCATTTGGTAAATGTCTTTGGCAGGATCAAACTTACTGTCTAAAATAAAGATAGCGGCTTCACCATCCTGCATCATTTCAAAGTCAACTCTGTCTGGCTTGACACCAATACGTGGAGTTGCTGTTAGCAAGCCCAATTGTATTTCTGCACGAGCCGCTGATGTGTTATACTCCTGCATGGGAATAACACTTTCACCAATGCTCATTCCATAGAAATTTCCGGGCAGTGGTTTTGGACACATATTGGCCACAGGAATAAATTCTACTTCACGTGCAGAAATAATATAACTACCAGAATAGATTAATTCAATTAGTTCTAACTCACCATCTCCATCAATATCATATTTGTTCCATACAGTGACAATTGAAACTTGTCTACTATCAGGATCTGCTGAAGCAGCACTGCTAACTGGAATACCCATAACAGGCACACTATCACGTGCGTGAATAGCCAAGTTGTTCAAAACTGAACCTGCTTGGTAAGCACCATTCATATTGTATTCTGCGTGAACACGAAAGTGTTCAATGTCAATGCCTGGATACAATTCCACTGCTTCCTGTATGGTCATTGGATCATAATATCCGCAGAATGGTTGATCCTTCATTTCAGCCACTGTGGGATCGCAGATCCAATAATGCTGTGCAATGGGATGAAATTTAACATTAATGTTATAGCCAGTTAGTTTGTATTTGGCTTTATAAATTGTATTGCGTTTGATAGCATCATTGAGAATTTCTTCTTGTCCAGAGACTTGATCCGCCATCATTGCTTGTTGTTCCATGGCCATGGCTTCTGGATCTTGTTCTTCAGGCAGTTCACGAAGTTTTTCAATTTGACTGCTGATCATATCATCACTGAACTGCTGTTGTTGGCCACCCAATAACTGTTGAACTTCAGCCATGACTTTGTCCATTTCAACACCAGTTTGTTTTTTGCTTTGACGCAGTGTGGTCAAGCCTGATTCTGCTGCTTGTTGTTCAAATGCACGTAGTTGTTCTAATGTGCCTTCTGTTTCTACATAACGAGTAATTTGTTCACGCACTGGCTTGATCATCATCATACCATTCTTGTGCATACATGCATCCATGATCCAACGCTCTAAAATAAAGTGCGGATCATTCATTTGGTTAACAATTTTACTGACCATGTTTGTGGCTTGTCGTGCAGCCACTTCATCATCTTCACTGTCAGCAACAAAGTCAAAGTTAATTTCGCCATTGGGCATAAGTCCCTTGGCAATAACTGCTGTGGCATAATCCACAACTGGCTTTACACTGGGATGAATATAATCAATGCCATTAACAGGAGCAGTTGAATCTGTCACAGCCAAACATAGGTAGTGATAGTCTGTGGCTCTGTTTACAGCGTTTTTAGTTCCCAAATAGCGTAGATAACTAGCCATTTTGACATCCATTTGATTTTTCATACGCACAAAGTTGGCGTTGGTTTTTCTATTTTGATTAATGTCACTGACAGGGATATTTTTAATTTCTAACATATTGGCAAGTTACCTTTAGTATATCTATTATTTAGCGTTTTCTTTAACAGGTTCTTTTGGCTTTTCCTCTTTAGGATCCTTCTTGCCGAATATTTGATCCCAGTTGTCACGGATCTTTCCACTGTCTTCTCTGCGTCTTGTTGAACCTTTACTCATCAAAATTCTCCCGGTAATATAATCTTTGGCTGATCTCTTTCTTTTAATACTTCATTTAAATTACAGACATGGCAAAAATGTGCATCAGTTTGATCATCATCCATTTCATAGATAGTATGTGGCAGTTCATTGATTGTCATTGCTGTTTCAAATACCTTTGAATGTTGTTCACACATGATCACTGGAATGTCATTGGCTATTACTAAAAATAATGGTGTCATAATATTCTTTTCAAATGTTCTAATTCTTCTTTGGTTAAAAATAACTCAAACCTGTAGTCATATATACTGCGACTTAGAAATTGAATATGCCATACTTCTGTGGCAGGCACCCAAGTCTTTGTGACTTTGACTTGGTAGTCTTCATTGTCTACTACCATTGAATCGGCTAATCCGCCGTGTATTAAAAATTGTCCTTGCTTCATTGCTATTCCTTAATCTGCTGAGAAAGTCTTTTTCCAAGCGGGTTTATTACTGTCATCTTTAGTAATATATCTATCTCTCTGTGCCATCATTCTTTGCTGTGGACTGCGATTGTCCCAAGGTTCTGCAATGCCCTGCAAACAGGCCATTAGTGCATATCTTGCTGAGTCAATACAGTCATCTGGATCACTGAACCTTCCTCGTTCGTCTACATAATAGTTAGTTGCTTCGCTCAAGAAATGTGTGCAGTTTTCATTGACCATTAAACTGCCTACCTCCAACATTTGACGCATTTGGTTAATGCCATAACTTTTGTGATTGGTTACACGTCCTTGTGGATCAGGCGGATTCATAATAGCCCGTTCATAAACATTTAATTCATACTGTTCAAACAGTTCACGGATGCTATTACTGCTCATGGTATATCTACCACTAGTGCTTGCATCAGCAGGTAACACAATAGGAGTGCCAAACACTTCAGGACGAAGTAAATGATTGATATACTGAGTGGGCACAGCCTCTTCAATGCCCTGCACAACAATCTGTCTATGTAAGTAAGCAGTTCGCTCATATGGATCCCAATACATTAATGTAATAACTGTTTTGTCATTTACCAAGCCCAAGTCCAATGCAATAACTCTATGTATGTTTGGCATACGAGTAAAGTCAATTTCACCTGTTTTATATGTGGGCCAAACGCCAAGTTGAAACACAGCACCTTTACCCATAACAGGTTTGCCAGCAATACGTGCTTCACGCTCATGTGGTAAGTAATCTCGTTCAAGTTGTCTACGAGTTTCTTTTAATAAAAATGGTTCACCCCAAGGACTGTATTCAGGACAATCATCCCAACTTACACGAATGTATTCATAGCCCTCTTCTTTGTTCCAAAATTTTGATACTAGTCCGTTGAGTCCTTTAAGCGGCGTAAATGAGCAAAGAACTTTTCCCTGCGTTGTTGCTGTTCTAGTAACAATTTCACTGAAGAAATCATCTGGTGGTTGCTCGTCAAAAACTGCCAGATTCAGTTTGAAACCTTGGAGTTGGCGAACTTCCTGCGTATAGTTAGCAAATAATAGATAACTGTTTGCACCCGAGACGTGCTTGATTTCGCAGCCAATGTTATTAGCACCATCATTACGCATAGTATCAACAACAATGCAATCACGAGGGATAGCACCTGTGCCCAAATTCTCCGTAATCTTAACATCCTGTGTTCCTAATAATTCATTTTGTAATACCAATGCTACCTGACTCCAACCCTCACCTGCTACCATGGCAGTTATAGGATTGGTAAACCTATGTCCCACCCACCAATCAGGATACAGGCCAGTTAAATGCATGGCTGTTTCGTAACAGGTGCTTACTGTTTTACCAACCCTATTTGCCGCAAGTATACCACGACGTTCACTGGCACCAGTTAAAAAGAATTTCTTTTGGTGTTCAAATGGTCTAAAGTATTTTAATTGATTATACTTCATGTCTTCAGCAACATCAATGCTGAGATCCATCAAATGTGTTTTTAATGGTCCTGGTATTGTTTTAAGTGCATCCACTGTTAGGTCATGTTTGTCTACACTCCAACGTAATGCTCTAGCCATTAATACTTCATTGCCCAGCATTACATGCTCCTCAATTTATTAACTACTAATTTGTTGTCTAAATAACGAACAAATGTCTGTAGTTCATCGTAACTTAATATTAGAAATACTTCTATGTCGTCTTGATTGTCTGTGTTGAATCTAAAGTGAAGTTCAAACTCGTCGGGACCAGTCCAAACTCCACCTATATCTATTGCTGAATCTTCATTGTGCGTTAGATTGAACATCTCGTAGTTTTTCTTTCACAATATAAATGTGATGTATTGCTGTGCTTAGATCGCTGAGTTCTTTGCTGGTCATTTTCCAAGTATCTGGATTATCAACTTCAACACCATCACGCTTGTCCAATCCACTCTGTAGTCGTTCTGTTAACAAGCGTAGAATGTGTTCAATTTGTCCAGGAAACTTTTCAGCAAAAGCAACTCTGTGTGACGCATTAATCTTTTGAAGTATTAATGTGTCACTGACTTTGGCTGCTTCTTGTGCGCGACGTATTTCGCTGTCGCGGGCTGTCATTTTGTCAAGTCCCACACGTCCGTTACGCCATCGCCACCTAGACTGATAAATTCTCTGTCAATCCAAGTATCCCATTGATTACTTGTGTTGACTTTGAAACTCTGCATCAATCCACGCAGTTTACGACCCTGCGGTGTTAGCGTGCCATCACCGCGAACAATGGTTTGTTCACCACTGCGGGGATCAACCCATTTAATAACTTCTGGACGCTCACGACCATACTTGTCCAACTTCATACCATGTGGGCGTTGTTCAATTGGTCCAACAATTTCATAACTGATTTCGCCTGATTTGTATTTGCGAAAGTATACTGATACTTTCTTGTCCTGCATACGTGCTTCAAAGTCAGTGTGCGGAATAACATTGCTGACAAAGATGTTTTGTAAATGAGTTGGTTCTGGTAAGTGAAGGTCTCTGGCTGGAACTGGCTTTAGATCTTCCACTGGCACTAGTTCTGTTTTGTCAATGTAGGGATTGTCTCCACCTACAAACTTTGGATCAACTTCAATGCCATTCAATACATCCATGGCCACTTGATATTTTAATTTGTTGGCACGACCTTTTAGGTTCAATACTATGCCAGTTTCATCAAAAACAAATCGTTCCAGTTCTTTGGCTGTGGGAAAGTCTGTCATTAAACCGTCAATGTCAAAGTCAGCATTGCTGATTGACTTGGGTATAATACCAGCAACTTGTTCTGCTACTTCTATAATTTCTTGTTGTGTGGGCTCTTCGTCCCAGGGACTTGCTACTTCTTGAGTAGGTGGTGGTGATAATTTTTTTGTCATTTCTATTCCTTAAATTGTCTATACTATAGAGACTAGTGTCTCTGTGTTATTTAGTATCCGCTGGTAGAACCTAAAGCACCAGTTCTACTGTTTGTAGTTCTTGGTGTTGCTCTAGGTTTAACTGGCTTACTGGGTTTACTTGGCTTGATCATTTTAGGCTCTTTGGCCTTTTCTGGTTTCTTTTTTGCTTTAGGCAAATTAAATTTTGTATATGTTGACATGATTAATAACCGCCACTTTTACCGCCACCATATGATGGATTAAAATCATTAATGTTCATATTCATCATACCACCGCCGTGATCATCAGTTGGATTACCATTTGCATCTAAAAACATTTTATTACTAAACTGTTGTTGTGGCATACTGCCTCCACCCATGTTGCTTACAGGATTTGGATTAGGATTGAATGGCTGTGGCGGTTGCTGTTGACTACCAAAAAAGTCTAATTGTTTGCCTACGCTACCATTACCAGAAAATAAGCCAGAACTACTTTTGCCACCACCATAGTTTGGCATGCCTGGCACAAATGCATTAGGCATGTAATCATCTTCTGGAATCATTTCAGGTCCACCTGGTGCTGGCATAGGCGCGGGCAACAACCCTTGCTGTGCTAGATTTGGACCATATGTCATGGGATCTATCTTAGCCACTGGCGCCGTATTATAATTTCTAAATGGTGTCATTGCTTGACGCTGTGCCAATGTAGTTCTTCCACCAGTAACTGGCTGAACAGTTGATCTAGGCATTGGCTGTGCAACAGGACGAGACATGGGTTGTGCCATTGGTCTTGTTGGACTTGCTAGACCTTGACGATTGACAATATTTCCAATATTGCTTAAGCCGCGACTTCTTGGAGTTATTGCCATTGTTATTCCTTATTTCTTTGGACTTTTGTATTTGCTGGATAATCTGCTACCATCAGCAGTAGAGTTGGCCTTGGGTCCTACATTGGTATTCATACTTACACCTTCTAATGCTGGATTGATTGAAGCGGCTTGTCCACGACCACGCATTTCCAGTGCGCTTGTAACCATTTTGGCTAATACACTTTTCTCACCTGAACTTGCGGCTTTTTCTGCCACATAAGTGTCACGCTTGGCCATGTTGCCTGCGTTGCCTGTTGTAGGTCCACGCTTTTGGTTAATCTCTTTGTTACCTTGTGGGTTAGTTGATTTCATAATATTTCCTTTTATGCTTCTGTAATAACCACTGTGTCAGTGGTTGTGTATTGTCCAGCATTGGTTGTGTATGTTGTAAAGTTAGTGCTGATTACACTGGTTGTCAAGGCAGCATCTCTATACAATTCAAAAGTTGTTGGTGTTAAAATGTTAACATAAAACAAGTTAGTGTTATTTGCACCAGCAGTCATTAATTGTTGCATGCCTGTCACGCCTGTTGGAGTTGTAGTAGCACCAGTGGTAGCACCAGTTACTATGTTGCTTGTATTAAACGCAGCCACTGATGTTGCTGTGTAAGCAAGACTAGTTGGAAATACCTGTGTAACAACACCTGTAGCACCACTTACTGGTTGGCTAATTGTTTCACCTGCTTGAAATTCTGCACTGGAACTTGTAAATGTCATTCTATTATCAGGATTAGTGAATTGAATAGGATCGCCAGTGACTAAGAATGGAGGCTTTGTAGTCACTGCTGGTTCTGTGATATTTGTAACAGTGCCTGCTGTAGGAATAGTTCCACCAATTTTATTAATTGTAATGCTTTGATTACCAGTAACTGCTTTTACACTAACTTCACCGCCTGCGGCAAAAGTGCCTGTGCCTGCTGTGGCAGTGATAACATCACCACTTTGCATGCCTACAGTTGAACTCATCAATGTAATTGCCGCAGTCCATGGTGCACTTGTTGTGCCTGAACCAGTGACTGTGCCAATAGTGCCAGTTGTGCTGGCTACTCTTGCAACTACTGGAACTGAAACTACTGCTGTGCTGGCTTTGCTGACTGTGACTATTCCATTTGAGAATAAGTTTGGAATTAAATCTGTTCTTAATGTTGTCATTTTATTTTCCTTTATGGTCCTACAAATGCTGTTAGTAGCACTGGTGTTATATATACTGGACTTGAATTTGCGGCTATTACTGCAACATACACGGGAACTACTGGAATCAATCCGCCTGCTCCTGCGATTTGAACAATAATTTCACCGTATGCTGGAATTGCTGTTGAACCTGATGTGACACCTGTGGGAATTACTGCGGTTGGTCCTGCGTCGGCACTTGTAACAAAGAACACATTATCTGCAGCACTACCATTTGTTATCTTTAGATAGTATGGACCGCGTGTGCCACTGAATGCTGCA